TGCATCTTGATTAAACAAAGTATCATCAAGATAAATTTCAAATATAGATGGTTTTATACCACGACGTACAAGATATTGTCTGTTACCAATACTAAACTCACACTCAACAACTAACTGTTTATTATTGATGGAGTTAAGTAACTGACCTTTATTAATTTTACGGAAGGGTTTACCATATAGAGCAAAAGATAAAGCATCTAAAATAGTTGACTTACCTGCTCCATTTTCTCCAACTATTAATGTTTGTCCATATGTATTGAGTGATACTTCTATAAATATATTACCTGTACTTAATAGATTTTTCCATCTCAAATTTTTAAATATAATCAAACATTACTCCACGTCAAGCGCTTCTTCATAAAGCGATAACATTAATTTTTCAAGTTGATCTTTGTCTACAACGTTGTCTAACTGACTTATAAATTTTCTCAAAATAGCACGAGTATCTTCAGCTTCATTTATTATATCACTATCATCAATATTATCCATGTGGAAGTGATCGTCAACAGCCTGTACACTATACACTCCAGCTTTCTCTAATTTTTCAACAAACATGTCAAAACAATAAGGATTAGTTTTATTACGAACAATTAATTTAACAAACGTTTCATTATATTGATTGAAGTTTATGTTCAAAACTTCACTTGGTAGTTTATCTATATCATCATAATGAATTTTGTAAAATATTTTGTGAGGATTTTCTATAAAAGTGGTTTCACGTGTATCGGTATCAAATATATGGAATCCTTTTTGGTCGTCATAATCTGACCATGTAATTTCATATGGTGTACCAATATAATGAATATTTCCATATTTTGATTGATGATGAAAATGACCTGAAAATACTTTTTCAAAATTAGTAAATAAATCTCTAGACACACCACCTTGATGAACAGCTCCTTTGTACATTTCAAATCCATCAATTTCAAAATGCCCAACAACATGAGTTGCACTAGAGTTTTTTAAACAATCTTTTATTTCTTGATCGTTTTCTTCACACCACCATGGTACAAGTATAAAAGGTACGTCTTCAAAATTTACTTCTTTACAATGAAATACTGGTATAATATTTGTATAACCTTCCAGAAGTAAGTCTAATGAATTAACACTATTTGTATTCTTAAAATACGTATCGTGATTACCTACTAACATCCATGTAGTATAATTTTTATTCAATCGATCAAACAAATATTGACGACTTGATTTAAGTGAATTAAAATTTATATATTTACGTCTATCAAAGACATCTCCAAGTTGTAAAATACTAGAGATATTATTATCTTCAAGATATGGGAAGAAGACTTCCTCAAAAAATTTTGTAAAATGTTTATGAAATGCAGGACTATCGTTCCGAGCCCCTATATGAATATCACCCAACAAGGCCAGTTTCATTATCATCCTCTAAAAAAATATCTAAACCTTTTTTACGTTTAATTTTTTTCTTATCAATACTTTCTTCAAAAGCTCTTATAAATTCAGAAATATTTTCTGCATCTATATCTAAAGTTGGAACATAATCTTCAATTTCATTTTGTTCTATATTTTCATCAAAAAGTATAATATTTTCTGCTGTTTTATGTTTTATGTAGACTTGTTTTTTTTCTTTTTGAATTCGTCTAAGAAATGCATAATATATGATTTGTGTAAAATAAGCGAAAGGATTATCGGACTTACTAGGATCAAAATTATCAAAATAACTAATGCAATTTTCAATTCCATCACTTATCATTTCCTCTCTATAAGAATAATTAATAAAGTTTGGTTTAGTTGCTAAACGCTGTGCAATCAACAAAATACATTCACCAACATAATTTGGTATCTGTGGTTTTGGTTGATTGTTTGTTTCTGCATTTTCTAATTGTACTTTGTATTCTAAAATAACAGTGTACAGTTGTTTATTATCAACGTAATGTGTTCCCATACTAATTCATAACTTTATCTGTTGGCAATAATTCTAAAATTTTCTTCATTTGAAGATCTTTCTGTGAAGATGAAAGAACAGCAATAAGTTCTTCATCAATAGTTTGTTGTATTTTACCAAAAAAATCATCCACATTATCTAAATAATAGTCAACAAAAGTTTTGCGTGGTATTGACATTGTAAGTACATGCCTTGTATCTAATACAATAGTTTGTTCTAGAGTAAACATCATAAACCTTGCAAAACTTACATGAGGTACACTGCTCATAAAATATCGGTAATTTATTTGTAATGGTTTATGGATTGTCACATGAGTTGCGGTATCCTTTACCAATTCACCAACTAATTCATGACCATCAGAAAGCTTTATTAATAAAATATTTTTCATGTACGACTCCTTAAATTAATTGGAAAGATCTTATATTCAAATTGTTCTTGGTTATACATTTGAACTCTTTCGTTAAAATGTTTTATTGAAGTATTCTTATATGATCCCCAAGATATATCATCAGCAACATCATACAACTTTGCATATTGTTTTTTCTCATTGACTCGTAAGGCTCTTCCTATTGATTGAAGTACACGAATTCGTGATTTACTCGGATTTCCAAAAACTACATTTTCCAAATTAGGAATATTAATTCCTGTAGAAAAAGTTTGAAAAGATGCAACTATAATAACATTCTCATTACTTTCCGTATATTTACGAATTTGTTCTCTTTCTTCTCCTTCAACTTGTCCATACACAATAAACACTGGACGTTCGGGATTATTTTGTTTAATGGCATTGTAAAGAAGTTTACCATGTTCTATAAAATTAAACAACAATAAAGTGTTTCTTTTCAATGAAGATACAAGATTAATTAAAAACATATTTCTTGCATTGGACCTAATAATATATTTAATCTCATCTTTATATTGAGGTTTTGCTGTAGCAAATCTTTTTCTAATCTCATCTTCATAATTCAACACAATTGACTTAATTTCTAATTGAGCAATGTTTTTATTTTGCATCATCTGTGTTGTTGTTATAATTTGTTTAACAGGTCCAAACAATCCTTCTAATACTAACTTATTGGTATTTGTTCCATCTAATGTTCCTGTAAAACCAAACTTATAATGACACTTCTTCATTTTTTCCATTATACTAACTAAACTTTTAGCTTTGAATTGATGTGCCTCGTCACCAATAACTACACCGAAATTTTCAAACCATTTTTCTGGCTGTTGATATATGCTTTGCCATGTTGTGATCACAAAATATGTATCAATATTGTTTTTTTCTTGTCCCTCGTAAATTTTATGAATTAGATCTTTAGGGCATCCATATGAAATGAAATCTGAAGCCATTTGATGAACTAAGTTTACATTAGGTGTAATAATCAAAACTCTATGTTTCATATAAAACATAGCTAACATAAAAATGATAAGAGATTTACCTGATGCAGTTGGTGAAAGTAATAATGCTCTATTTCTTCTCACACAATGTACAAAAGCTTCGTATTGATAATCCCTTACTTTATAAGGTAACTGTAGGTTATCAATAAATTCTCTTGCTGTTTTATCAAGGTATTCTTCTTCACTGAAGTCTGAGAAATTTTCATATATTGCTTCATATCCTCTTTCATGAATAAACTTACGTAACTCGCTATGAAGACCATAATAAAGAGTACCTTTTGTTATATGAAATAAACGAATTTTACCATCCCACATTTTATTTTTATATGCAGGAGAAAAACGTGCACCAGGTACATTGAATGTAAAATATTCGCTTAATTCATAAAGGATTGCATGTTCACATTTTACTCTGAGATAAACGTCATTTATTTTTTGTATATGAAGAGTGTTTGTCATGCTCCAACTTTAAACCTCTCCCAATCTATACTATTTTTTATCAAAAATCCTCTGTTTGTAATAGTTTTTATTATTGATTCAATGAATAGAATTTTAGTTTTCAATATATCTATTCGAGCCTGAATTGATTGTAATTCTTGATCTGCTTCTGTATAAACAGATATATCAGCTTTCAATATCTTTAGACTATTTGGCGTCCAACCTCTTTCATTGAGGGTTTCTTTATCAAGAGTTCCCATATAATATTCAAACTTTAATTTATAAAGAGATTTATAGTCTAATTCAAGTTTCTTTATTAGTAAACCTTCTTCTATTAATATTTTATAATACTTATGATGAAGAAGTGGTATCTTTAAACTTTCTTCACCTAACTCTGTCTGATCTATTTTTGAATCTTGTTCCCACATATTCATAATATCATCAAGTTTCATTTTATGGTATAGCCTTTATATCAAATCGTCGATTTGCAAATGTAACCGTTGCAGTTACATACTCCACATCACCAGATGTACTATCAAATGAAAGTTCTGAGAGGTCAACAGGGAAACAATCAATAAAAGTTACTTCAATATTAGGATTCATTGCACTTGTTAAAATAATTAAAGTAGTATCTGAAAAAATTCCTTCACCTGTATAAATTGCACGCTTTGATATTGTATTAAATTGATCAAAATTATCAGGGAAACCAAGTTCTTTCATCCAATTAAACATTTCTAAGTAGTTTTTCATATCTTCATCTACTTTGAAAGTAATGGATAAATTACCAAATAATAATCTTGTACCAGGAAATGGTATTTTTGAAAAAGGGGTATCTACATCCACCTCACCTAAAGATACATTTGGTAAATTTACACTTTGTACAAAAAAATTTAAGTGAGGTGCTTTCTTCACATTAAATTTAAAACCAAGAGGTGAAAGAAAACTAATATTTGAAGGTTGTGTAACAGTTGACACATAATCTCCTTATGTAAGGAGATACAGTTATCTCCTTTTTTATTTATCAATAAAAAAGGGGCCAAGAGGCCCCTTTAAAAAATTCTGCTT